TTGCGTACCATCAGCAAGTTTAATTGCGTTAACACCTGCTTCTTGCATAAGCTCTGGTATTTTACGTTCCTGATAATCTTTGTATTTAGCTTTTTTGAGAGAAAGAACTTCCTCAGCTTGGTCTATTTCATTCTCAAGTTTTTTCATTTCATTACAAGCATCCGAGATTGATTTCGTGCTTGCAGTATCAACTTCTAAATTTGAAAACTTTTCGATATCCATATCTAATTTGGTTTATAGACTTTCTTCTTGCAAAGTCAAATAGAAAAATATACAAGGTAATTGGATATGGCAGAATGGAAATACCCCTATAAAACAAAACCTTATCAACACCAAAGACAAGCATTAGCCGAATCAGCTGATAGAACAACATATGCTTTATTTATGGAGATGGGTACGGGTAAAACTAAAACCACAATAGACAACATTGGTTACCTTTATTTTAAAAAACGTATAGATTCAGCCCTTATTGTTGCACCTAAATCAGTATATACAGTTTGGAAAAATGAAATTCAAATGCATTTACCCACAGAAATTGATAGATCTATTTTTGCATGGAAAGTTGATAAACCAAAACAATACAAAAAATTCTTAACAGAAAAAAATAAATTGAAGTTTTTCTTAATTAATGTTGAAGCATTGTCTACAAAAAAGGGTTTAGATGAATGTAATAGATTTTTAGTTAACCAGCCAAATAATATAATGGTAATTGATGAATCCACGACCATAAAAAACCCAAAAGCCAAACGAACAAAAAACATTTTAGCGCTAAGATGGCGAGCCCGTAACAGGCGTATATTAACAGGATCACCAGTAACAAAATCTCCATTAGATCTTTATACACAATGTGCCTTCCTTGATCCAGCGTTATTAGGATTTAAAAGTTTTTATGCATTCAGAAATAGGTATTGTACCTTTGATGAGGTATATGTAGCAAGAGGAGAAGCTATTATGGTCCCTGATGGTTTTACAAATTTAGATGAACTCGAACAAAAACTTAAAGTTTTTTCTTTAAGAATAACCAAAGATGAATGTTTAGACATTCCTGACAAAGTTTATCAAAAAAGAGAAATAATAATTACAGGAGATCAAAAAAGAGTTTATGACAGATTAAGAATTGAAGCTTTAGCAAAGTTTGAAAATGAAACTATTTCTGTACATAACCAATTGACAGAACTTTTGAGGTTACATCAAGTTGCTAATGGTTATTGCAAAAGTGATGATGGTGAAATACTTCAATTCAATAATGAAAAGTTAAAAGCTATGATGGAAATTTTAGAAGAAACAGATCAAAAAGTAATTATATGGGCGACTTATGTGCACAACATTCATGAAATAATTGGAGCTTTAAATGATAAGTATGGAAGTAAATCAGTAGTAGCAATATATGGAGAAGTTTCTCAACAAGATAGAATGAACGCTGTTGAACGTTTTCAAAATGATGATTCATGTAGGTTTTTCGTAGGTAATCCTACCACAGGTGGTTATGGTTTAACTTTAACTGCAGCTAAATATGTTATTTATTATTCTAACAACTATAATTTAGAAGTACGTAAACAATCAGAAGATAGGGCTCATAGAATTGGTCAAACAAAAAATGTTGTTTATATAGATATTATGGCTAAAGACACAATCGATGAAAAAATTGTTCAAGCCTTGAAAAGAAAAAACCAACTATCTGCCAAGACTTTAGGAGATAAAGCAAAAGATTGGTTACTTTAACCTTTTTTTATTGCTTTTTTATAAGTTTCTAGTCTTTCGATAAATTTTTCTGCATATTCGTGTAGCACAGGCTCTGAGAGCTTAAATTCTTGATATTGTAGGTCTCGGGTCGCGATAGCTACTACCCCCTGCTCTATGGGCCCGTAATGCGTTTTATGGGCTAAATAATAGGCACCCAACTGACATTTATAGTCTTCTATCCATTCTTCTCGCTTTGGCTTGTTAGATTGTTTAAAATCAACTATTGAGGGCTTACCGTACGCCATAGCTACTAAATCCGTAGTCCCTGCATATTCTTGTTTATAAGCTAATGAAACCTCATTGCCCCATACTTCATCTATGACTAAAGAGTCTTTTATAACTTCAGCCATCTTTCTAGGCCTAATACCTGCTTCAGTTTCATTATAATATTTTTCACCATTGTAGTAAAATTCTAAGACTCTATGCATTTCAGTTCCGACACTGGAGGCATTGTTCATAATTCTGTCAGCCTCTGCATTACCTACTCTTCTACGCCAGTCATCTAAATGTTTTCTATCTTTAGTTGCAGAAAGAATTGTAGTTACACTTGGTACAGGTGATTCATTTACTAAATACTTTCGTCCTGTTTCTGATTGAAATCTGTTATGTTTTTTGTAAGGATATTTTTTGTTTATTTTTATTAGTGACATTACACTAATTAGCTAATAAATTTACCAAAGTCAAAATAATTGCACCCATTCCACTAACTAATGCAATAAAAAACCAGTTAATTTTTTGCCTCATATCATCAAGGCCTTTATGCATATGATCCTGTGTTTTTTTCAAACCCGTTATATGTCCGTACAAAGCTATAATATGTTCACCAGTTGTCTTTGGATTTTTTCCGTTAGCCACGTGTCTGTCTCCTTTGTGCTATAGCTGCTGCTGTTGTATCAAATGGAAATAATGTTTGCACTTGTTCTGCAGTGACTTGATTTTGTGGTGTTTGTGGAACTTGTGGTGCTTGTTGACCAAAAGCAGGTTGTAATTGTAGATCATCTGTAATGCTTGGATCATCCGCTTCTCGATCCCTTTCTCTTTGATCAGCTTCCTGTTCTTCCACTGATTGAACTGCTTGTTCAAGATATGCAACCATGTCATTGTCTTCACTTATATTACCTGAAGAATTAGTAAAATCACCAGCAAACATCGTTTCTACAATTGGTGCTGGTAAGTTTTCGTCTTCAAATTTCGGTTGTGGTATTTGATATGACAACTCTTCCATCTTTTTTTGTAACTCTTCCATAGTTACATTATTTAAATCTATGTCTGGTAGATCAATGTCTTTATCTTTAAAATAATTGTAAAATCTTGCAAACAATTCTCTTTTTCTTAAAGGGTTAGCAGTTCTTAATCTTGGAGGTATAGGAACCCTTGTATCAAAACCCACTGTTTTTCCTTTAAGTGCTCTTATAGTTTCATCAGGTAACAAAGCATCATTTAAGTATCTTAAACCAACTGGATCAGTTAATATTTGTCCAAATCTTCTAGCAAGTATTGTAAATATCACTGGAGCTAATGGATTACCTGTAAACATACCACCACCAATTAACAACCCACCAACAATACCTCTTGCACCTGTTAAGGTAAATCTTCTCTGTAAGAATGTAGATGCGTCTGAGACTGGTACATCAGATATAGATTTCATATAGTTTGTGAATTTGTAAAACTCATTTGTTCCTTCATTTCCTAAAAGAGCTGCCATTTTTTCTCTTCCTACATCACCTGTTGCTTTTCCAATTCCTAATTTGTTCATAAATTTACCAATGTCGAATTGAGCAAAATCATCAGGCGAAAATCTTAAATCTTTAACATCAAATATACCGTTACCTTTTTTCACATCCTCAATAGAAAAACCTCTTCTTTTATAAATGGAATTTACACCTAATCTAGAAACTACATCCTGCGCGTATTCATTCCCTGATTTAACAAAAGGCGCTGAATCAATTACTTCTCTAAAAATAGATTTTGCTTGCGGATCTGTTGTAAATGAGTCTAAAAATGTATTAAACATGTATCTTGCTTTTGTAGCTTCAAATAAAACTTTTCCGTTTTTAGTAGCGTCTGTACCCATTGCGCCAATCAAAATTTTAAAATTATCAATTGCTTCAGGAGTACCAAATTGAAATACATCTTTTTCCATAGCATCAAAAATTAATTCTCTTGATTTCGAACCACCACCAACAAAACCAAAAGTAGCTTTGTTAGTAAATAAATTTTTGTCAAATCTTCTTAAAGATTGCGTTAGTGGTTTTGCAGTGCCTTCATACAATTGTAAAATATGATGAAAAGTTTGATTTGCTGTGTATAGTTTCTCTCTTAAAGTTTCACCAGCTGCAATTTTTGCGGCTAAATCTTTTTCAGCTAATTCTTTACTTGTAGCTGCAAACCCATCGTAAGTCGCTTTAATACCTGCATCACTTAAAAATGTTCCTTTAGTTAAATTAGAACCAAAAGCAGCAAAATCATTTTCTAAAGCTTCTCTTATTGCAAAAATTGATCTCTGTGCTGTTTCAAGATTTGTCTCTCTTAAAGCTTGGTTAAGCATTTGAATGACACCCTTATACTCAGTAGGCCTTATTAAATTGTCTCCAACAGCTCCCATTGCATCATAAAATAAATTTAAAGAATCACCTGATCCTTTCAAAACTTCATCAATCGTTTTACTTGCCATTGAACGTGATGTGTCTGGAAAAGAGCCTATTAATGATTGTTGTAATTCTCTTGCTTTATTAACAGTTTGCTCTAACTTAATAACTTTAGGATCACCAGCTGTCTTAGCTGCTGCATCAAATGCATCGTATTTTGCCCCTATCAAAGCTATGTTTTTATCAAACACTTTTTTAACTTGATTATAAACTGAGTGAGACAAAGCACTTGTTTTCATTAAAGGCGCATATGAAGTAATATTGTTTAAGAATTGTCTTCCTGCAGTTTGCTCTGCTTGTTGAAAAGCTTTTTCAGCTACATCCCCAACAAATGGAAATACACCTATTGTTTTAAAATATTTTTTACCTAAACTTGAAAATGGACCACCATCCATAGCCTGAATCAAAGGTATTGGTAAACCCTTTTCTTTTGTGAACTCAGCTAATTCCTTTTGTTTTGGACCTCTTGTTCCAAACAAATAATTACCTAATCTACCAAATGAACCTCTTAAAAATGGAGATAATAATGCAGCTCCTGCATTCCATTTAAAAGCAGAATTCATTTCATTCAACGCGTTCAAAGTTATGTCTGCTTCTATTTCTTCAGGTTTTAAATCTGAAAATGCATCAGTTATTTGAGAAGATAAAAATACACCAGCTTGTTCATTAAGCATGTCATAGGTTACAGATCCTGCTCCCGCACCAGCTGTACCACCTAAAACAGAAAAAACTTCAGCTTTACCTAATGGACTTTTTAAAACTTTAGCAGGAACATCTGCAGCTCTACCAAATAATCTTAAGGCACCTCCTAAAATTTTTAATCTTCCAGGTAATTTATTAGCTACTGCGTTCATTATATTACCAACTCTACCAGGGCCTCGCTTCCATAAATTGCCTGATTTGGCTGCACCATAAATTTGTTTTCTCATGGAATAAAATGGAACTAATGACCCTGTAAGATCTCCAGCTAATACAGCAGTTGGTCTACCTTTAAAAAAAGAATCTTCCGCAGCTAATGCCATGCCCATAGGATCTTGTGTAAAAGCTTTTTCCCTAGCTACCTCAGCAGTGGCTATTTCTCTTTTTTGAGATAATTCAGACATCGTAGGACCTGTTAATCTACCCCTATTAATTAATTCATCTATAATTAATTTTTGTTCTTCTGTTAAAGAATTAGGATCAAGAGTATTATTGTCTAATTTTTTTTGTATTTCATCTATTGTGCTCATGTATTTTACCCAAATAAATTTGTGCCAAGTCTTTGTTCTAACTCCTCTTCAGATAAACCTTGAATTGCTTTTTTTCTATCTTCAAGTTGTTTAAACATAAATGGACTTATATTTTGTTCTGTTGAATTTGGTGGTATCAAACCTGCATCTATTCTTTCATTAATTAAATATTCTGTTGCTCCACCTGCTTCTAAATAAGTTTTTTCTTTTTCTCTTATATCATCCATAATAGTTTCACTTACAGCTATTAAAGAAGAAATAACAGAAGCTTCACCTCTGAATGCAGGGAAGACTTTTACAAGTTCTTTAGCCATTTGAATATCTTTTTGTGTTAATCTGTCTTTTGATTTTAATGAGTTTGCTAATCTGTAAACTAAAACTGTTTCATTAATCGCTAATCTTTCATAATCTAATTTACTGCCGTCTTTAACTCTACCTTTTATTGATCTTAGATTTTTGTTGTAAATAGTATTAAAAGATCCGAATTGTTTTTTTAAATAGTTTCTAGCATCAGTTATATTATCAAACTCACCTGAATTAACTAATCGTTTAGCTGCTTTTAACTGTTCAGCTTTAAAAGATATTTGTCCTGCCGTTTTATCTTGAGATTTTTTATAGTCAAATATATCACCAAGCGCATCACCCACACGACCTGAGTATAATCCGAATAAACCTGTTACACCTGCTTGTGCATCACCTTTTTCAATAATACCTAAACTTCTATTAATAAGTTTTAAAGCACCATACTTACCAGCAAGATCTTTTGATATATCAAGTGTTTCTTTATTTGCATCATCATTTTTAATAAATTTAGCGTTTGCAGGAACAGTTCTATATTCAGAAATACCATTAACAATTCTACCTGTAGCTATCTGTTTTGTCCCATCTTTTAAAACTCTACCAGCAGTATTAACGACAACACCGTTTGGATTTCTAAATTGTACAACACCAATATCTTTTGTTTCAGGTAATGCTGCAGCATCGTTTTGAGCTTTTAAATGGTTAAGAGAAAAATTTAATGCTCTTTCTAACATTCGATCATCCAACTCATCTTCTTTCATTTTTACCATTACTGAATTATTAACCGCTGGTCCAAGTGCTTGACCGAAAACTTCTAAAGCACCTCCTAAACCACTCTTACTTGTAGTTCCTGACATTAAACCCGCAGCTAAAGTTGATAAGAAAACAGCTCTTGAATTTGATGTTCTTCCTTGTGTCATTTCTGCTTGTATCTCTCTGGCTAATTGCAATTGTTCTGATAATCTACTTTTCATTGCAGATTTAACATCTATATCCTTTTCCTTGTCTCCAGGTTTTTCAACCGTTTCTATTGGTGTTTCTGGTGGTGTTATGAATGGATCTTCTCCAATAAATTGAGCAGGATCCCCAACCATATCCACATTTGGTTCTTCAGATGTTTGTGTAGCTGATGCCGTTTGTACAGGAACAGTAGTTTTTAAAATCTCACCTCTTTTATTTTTAGTTACTTTATCTAAATCAACAACTTTAGTTTTACCTACTTGTGTTTCATTTTCAGGTGCAGTCAATACATCAGGTTGTACTATTCCCATTTCTGATCCCTCTGCTTGTACAAGTTTTTTTCTTTCTTCAATGGCTTTTTTCTTTGCTCCTCTACCTCTAGGTTGAGTTGGATCAATAGGTCCAAACAATCCTAATGGCTGTCCTAAATTAGGTGTTAGTTTTGCAGTCGTAGTTCCAATAGGTTGATTTCTTAAATAATCTGATGCACCTAAAACTCCTCTTGTGGCCAAAGCGCCTAACCCCACAGCTCTACCCATAGGAGTTAAAGTTAATAAACCACCTATACCGTAATCTATCAAACCAGAATAAGGACTATCATCAGCAATACCAAGTTTTCTTCTACCTGCACCAATGATAGGTGCTAAACCTTCTACTCCTAAGAAAGCAGCTGTGCCTGCCCCAGGCGTAAATCTCCCTACTTTTGGATTAAAAAACTGACCAGGTCTTTGTGCAAAAGATTTTATATCTCCTACTGCTCTTTTAAATATGTTTGGTCTAACAGCTGGTACAGGTGTTCTAGGATTTAAAGGACTAGCAACATTCATAACAGGTCCAATCATTTTACCTATTCTTGCTTGAATAGGTTTTAATGCGCCTTTCTTCAAAGCTTGTTGCCTGAATAGTGGTCTGTTAAGAACTGCGTTTAGGGACATTATCTCCCTCCCTGCATACCTTGGAATGCTTGGAATGCTCCTATACCAGTGCCTATTGATTGAGCTAATGGACTGGTTTGCGGTTGTGTTGATGCAGCAAGAGTTGATTGTGATTTCGGACCAGCAGCATAAAGATTAGATAAAAATTCAGCTCTTTGGTATGGCTCGTAAGCTGTTTGTAATTGTGATTGTCTAGATGCGTCTAATGTATTTTGAGCTAGCTGTCGTTGTACTCCACCTGCTGACATTAATTGTTGAATATCAGCTTGTGCCATTTGTTGTTGGCCTGCACCTATGTTAGCTAATTGTTGCCCGATCATTCCTTGCATTTGTTGTTGGTTTTGTGCAGCTGATAAAGCTGTTCCAAAACCTTTTTGTTGAGCTAATCCAACTTGACCTAATCTTGCTCTTTCTAATTCTGCCTGTGCAATTCCTTCTCTACCTCCACCAAATGCTCCAGACATTACAGCGTTTGCTGACAGTTGATTTTGTGCTTGTGCAGCTTGTCTATTAATTTCATCAACCACGTATGATTGATAAGGATTAAAAAATTGATTTATGTTTGGAGTTTGAGCTGCAAGTAATTGTCCAATGCCTGATGTTACTGTTGGCTGACCCACTCCTGTTGTTCCTGCAGCAGTAAGTCCTTGTTGTTCTAATGCACCAAATGGAGCAACACCAATAGCAGGTATTTTTACAGGTTGTCCCGCAACACCACGGGCTAAATCCATTAATTCTATTTTACGTTCTTCTATCCCAGGAGCTTCTCTAATAATAGAAGTTTGCATTCCTGTTCCACCTGATGGTGCAGGTGCAGAACTTTTTCCCCCTCCAAAAACACTTGATATTATTGATCCCATTAAACTTCTCTTTCCATTTGAATATGTTTAGCTTTCCAACCCCATTTTTTTGAAATTCTTGCCCAACCAGGCCTCACCCAAAAACTTAATTTTTTGCATCCATTCAGTTTAGCAAATTTTGTAACAGTATTCACTAGCTTGTCCTCCCATAAATGCCTCTTTCTTCCCGTACAAATAATGGCTTCAAGTTGATTGTAGTTAGGTAAAGCAGCAATTCGAGTTACAAATAATGCAAAGACTTGGTTTAATTCTTCTTCGTCACTACCAAATACAAGAAACATTTGTGCTTCGTCTTTTTTGAGTAATTCTTTTATATCCTTAGGTTCAGCAAAAGCACCTGAATACTTTAAGGCTTCTGCAATCATAAAATCACATAAAGGCCAAAACTTATCTATAAATTTTGGTTCAACTGATAAAACAGATATGTCAGGTTTAATTGGCTTTGGCTTGTGCATTTCTACTTCCCTCTAATAAATCAAAAACTCTTTTATATCGTTTTTGTTGGTTGTAGAAGTATTGTGCACCTTTTTCTCTCATATCTTTCATACTGCCTGGGTTTGCACCAGCTATGATTCCTGCGCCTAATACTCCATCTGCTCTTGTTACAAATTCTCCATCTGCTAGTTGAGCTAACATTGTATCTTCGTCTTTGTCTCCTGTGCCAGACCCGTCTTCAACATAACCCGATGCTCTTACATAATTATGTGCATCGTCTTCGTCATGAGATCTTTTACTTGGAAGATAGTTTACACCACCTTCATTAAATCTTTTAACCTCTGCTAAGCCACCATCTTTTAATCTAGTCTTCTCAATTGCATAAGGTCCTTGTCTAAAGTCTCCTTGATTTGCAGGATCAGCCTCAGGTATATACGGTTGATCAAAAACTTTTTCATCTCCTGTTACAGGATCGATATATTTAAAACCACCTCTTTGTTTTTGTAATTCTGCTACAGCTAAATTATAAGTTGGCGTGTAGATATCTTGTGGTTGAGGATCAAAAGCACCAGACAAGTATGATCCAATACCAATAGCTGATGCAACTTTACCAGGACTAAACTCCATCTCTCCAGTAGCAACACCATCTTCAAATCTTTTTCTTCTTAATAATTTATTGAAAATATCTGTGAGACCACCTCCTGTATTAGGATCAGTATTTTGTGGTACATAAAAAGAATTATTTAAAGCAGCTAACTCTTTTGTTTGTGCTGCTGTATTTGGTGAAGATCCTAAAAAAGGTAAAGAGGAACTTATATTTTGTACGGCATCTAATTGAGTGAAAGGTGTGAATGCAGATTGGGCTGCAGGAAAACCAGGTGCATTTAATGCAGAACCTCCTGCTAGAACACCCTTACCACCATAATATCCAGCTGCAGCTCCTGTAGCTCCTGCCAATAATCTTTGAATTCCTGAACCACCAGCATCTTTAGATCCTTTATAACCTTTGTATCCTCCGTAGGCTGCCAGTGCATAGGGTAAAAATTGTAACATATAATATGTGTTCCTTAAAATTAGCTAATTAGGAAATATTACCATTTTACTTAGTCTTTATCAACTCATCAGCAAAACAAGCCCTATACTGATGTTCTCCGACATGAGTTATTCTTTCAGTAACAAGAGCATGGCATTTACCGCCAATTTTTTTCCATCTCTTACAAAAAGCAAAATCCTCTCCAAGATACGTTTTGGTTTCAGGCTCATGTTCTGTATCAAAGAAATTGTAATAATGAGGCATCTTCATAAGCTCTCCGTTTATTATGCTTTTTTGTTCTACTTTTTTTTCAGGATATGCTTGTATCATTTTATTGAACACACTTCTTTTAATTAACATACATCCTGTTGGGGCATGTGTTACTTCTATAACACCATCCTTAACTGTTATGTCTTTACTATCAGGAACTTTCATAGGATATGTGTAAAGACCTTTATATTGTAATTCAGCAGCTGTTTTAATTTCTCCTCGTTGTATTCTTTCCATACATTTTTCCCATTGTAACGTTTTCAAAGGGTATGGTATTGCAATAACATCTTTATCTGCTTTTATCATTTTCATTATAGATTCAGGGTCAAACTCAATATCAGAATCTACAAATAATAAATGTGTATAATTAAGATCTAAAAAACTAGACACACATAAGTTTCTTCCTTGAGTTACTAAAGATGATTTCATTACTTGAATACTAATATCAATATTTTTTGCTATACAGTATTTTTGAAAGTGCAGACAAGCTTGAAAGTAATGTATTGATACTTCTCCGTAAACAGGAGTAGCTAAAAAAATAGATAACTTTTTATCTTTAGGTTTAGTCTTGTAATGTTCTTTTTTATCTTGGGGTTGATCAAACCACAGAGGTTTACTTGGGTCTTGCATTAAATAAAGCTCCTTGTAAAAAACCATTCCAATGACTTGCTATAGTTTTCCAATTGTAAAAATGATTATAGAAGTTTTGTTGAAACTTTAAATGATTGTGGCAACCCTTTTCATTTAACTGGCTAGGTATTCCCTCAATAATTGCAGCAAATTGATGAGCCAAATTTTTAAAGTCTTCGTCCATAGGCACATATATAGGAAACTCTGAACAAGTTTCATATAGTGCTCCGTTGTCCGTTGTTGCTACATACAGACCACAAGCTAAAGCTTCGAGAGCAGATATACAAAATGTTTCCTCCCATATGTTTGGATAAACAAAAGCATCGTAAGTATGTAAGTTTTCTAAAATATAATCATGAGACTTATATCCAATGTAATTTACATTAGGTAGTTTTTCTGCTTGATCATACAAGGCTTCATATCCTTTATCATTTTCTTTTTTAAAGTCATCACCGTATATTTGTGTACTACTATACACATCTAAAGTTATATTAGGATTCTTAATTAACTGCATTGCACCAAGCAAAATAGATAATCCTCTCCAAGGAGTAGGATGATAAATTAATTTAATCTTTTGTCTTAAAGGTTCGGGATCTCTTTTTTTAAATTCAGGTATCCCATTCTTAATGACAGTGCATTTTTGATGGGGTATAGAAAAAGTCTTCCTGAACTGTTCATAGTTCCAATGACTATTAAAAACATAATAGTCATATTGTTTTATTTGCTCAGGGTCTTTAAAAAACTCTTGAAAGTGAGGCTGATCAGGGGCCATTTTTTGCCAAAGAATATTTATTTTATTTTTAGCTAAAGGCACTTTGCCTGGTACTGATGTACAAATTTGAAATTGATCTAATAATTCTTTAGAAACATATTTTTCTAAAAAACCGTATTGTATTTCTGTTCCACCTAATGGTTTCATTTTTTTGTTTTTGTAAACATAGGAAGATCAGGAACTAAAACTTTAACATCTGTTGCTAAATCTTCTTTTGTATGTTCTTTAAGAAAATCTTGTTCTGTCTCATAAGTTTTGCCTGTTTTAATACTTCGGTAGATTGTTTTGGTTTCGCATTTAATTTTTTGATAAACGGTCATTTAATTTTATTATACTAAACTAACGCCCTTGTCCAATATATTTCTTACGCCTTGGAATCCTTTTACTATAACTTTTTGCATGTTTTCCAGGACGTTTTTTGGGAGTTCGTTTGTGATAATTACTTACTCCGTAAAGTGGTTTTTTCTTACCCATTTTCTTGAGATCTGTCTAATAGAGCATAACTTATAGCACCTTGAATTTTGTTACTACCTGTGGCTGCTGTTACCGTTACTGAATCACCTGCTTCTAAATTTAAACTTTGTGGTGTTGCATTAACTTGTGTTTTGGCTGCAACATCATCTCTAAAAAATTCATATTCAGCACTAGAGTCAGAAGAATCTACTAAGTTCATATTAACTAAAATAGCAGATGAAGCATCATTGTTAGCAACATAAATACTTTTAATTATAATTGTTGCATTGGTTGGACATGTTAGAACTGTAGTCTTCCCTGTGCTTGCTTGTTTGTAGCCTTGATTTTTATATTGTATTGTCATGATAAAAAATAGTTAAATGCATCTGCTTCATTTTTTATATCATTCTCATATGAAAAGTTCAACTGAGTCTGAAGAGTTCTCAATGCTTGTAAAATTTGTCTTTGATCTTCCTGTGTATATTTATCTTTAGGCTCAGGTATTTGTATAATAATTTTTGCCATTATCTTCTACCATCTACTCTGACATCAAATCTAAATGATCCATATCTCCAATTCTCATTTAAGTTTTCACTTTCAATTTGCACTGCAGCAAGTCTCGCTCTAGCTCTAGTATCTACTTTAGTTGTAGATGAACTAACAGTAAAAGGTCCTAATGGACTAGAGGCAGCTGTAGAACCCTGCGGAAACTCGTTTAAAAATATTGTAATTTTTGCATTACCACTAATTCTTTTAAAGTCAGGTAAAAATCTTTTTATGCTCATTATAAATTCTCCATCTCCTGGTACTCCAGCATTACCATTTAAATCAAACTCGCCTGATTTAATAAAACAAGTTATAGCTGTTTCTGTGCCATCTCCGTTGGATTGATTGGTACCTACTTCATGTGCATAGTATATAGAAGCGCCATTAGATACACCATTTACAACTGGAAATGTAGGAGCGTCTGAAGCGTTATAATCGGTTGCATAAGGTTTTTCATAAACAGTAGACCCAATCCATGTAGTTCTATCTAATGTTCCTGTTGTCCAAACATTTTCAGCAAAATTATAAGTTACTACTCTATCCACAACGGATGATGAACTTGTTGGATAAAACCAATTTATTTCCGAATACAATTCATTTATTCCACCAAAGACTAACTGTCCTGAATTATAATTTAAACCAGGATTGTTGCCGTCAGTGGTAAAAACAAAATCTTCTACTAGACAAGGTAATGATTTTACAGTTCCGTCATAAGCATAGAACCCACCTGTTTTACCCATCCAAAATACAGAACCGTTTGCAAATACTCCTGCATGTTGTCCAAGTAAACCATTATTAGATCCCACCTTTCTAATTGAAAAAGTAAAAGGCGGACCTACAAATTGCATTTCATAAGCAGCTGTATCAGTTAAAACTAAAATATAATCTTTACCTTTAAAAGCTCCTACTATTCTTGTTCCATCATCTAATCTAAACGTTCCTGCGGTGTTCGTTGAAGTAGGTGCATAAACACTTGTGCTTTCTTGATCGGAAAATCTAATAAACATTTTATCCTGTGTGCTTGGTGATCCAATCGTTGTCTCTGTACCAAGATGAAATAAATGTCTATCTCTATCAGACACAAGTGTCATAACAGATTTTGTTGGCATTCCAGATCCAATAGTTGCTCTTGTTTGTAAAGAATTAGTTGGTGCAGGATCCCAAGTAAAAGTTCTTCCATTAGAAATTGTTGCTATTAAAATATTTCCAAAGTTATCTAAAGACCAATTTGCTGGTTCAATACTTACTGAGCTTGAAGAAGAAGCATCGCCCCAACCTATATAATCACTAATGTTAGTAACTGTTGATCCATCTGAATGTCCAGCAGGTGTTGTTCCGTTTGCTCCTCTTCCTAAAGTTTGAAGAGTATTACTTGATTTTGATGCATAAGTGATGTCCTCAGAACCAATTCTGATTGTGCCTGAATCTGGAAAGCTAGTAGCATCTGTTAAAATGACTTGTGCTGTTGTTCCAGAAGCTAGCGTTCCTCCATTATTCATAGTAGTTGTAACGGTTGCAACTGTTCGACCACCCCAAAGATAAGTGCCCCACCCATATCCATAAGTTTGATTTAACGGTCCAACAGGTTCATAAGGATTTACATCTAGTGTTCCGTTGTTCGTTGTTCCAGAACCTGTCTCTGCTGAAGGCATCGTAATAGTAAAAGTTTTTGTAGTAGGTACGGTTTGAACTTCAAATAATTGATCATCAAAACTTGTGGCTGTGTAACCTGTTTGAGCTGCATTGAACGATCCTGCATTTGCAAAAGTAGTTATTTCTCCAACTTCTAAATTGTGTGCGCCCGTTGTTGTAATGGTTACTGTAGTCGATGAACTTGTTGTTGTAATGTTTGCACCCGTTTGAAAATTATCTGTCTCGAGTGGAGTAATGTCATAAAAAGCACCTTCATAGTAAATTATTAAAACTTTGTCTGTTCCTATAGCTGCATACCTTTTACCTGTAGTATCTGCCCAAACATGTTGTCCTCTTGCGGCTCCCACTATTTTTTTATCTACTAAGGCTTCCCAACCACCAATTTTTTCAGGCTCTCCGTAACGAAATCTTACATTTTCTCCATCAACCCAACGCCCTTCTGCATCAGCTGGCGTAGCTTGTTTATCGAACCCTGGTGCTATAGTTACTTTTGATAACGGCATAATAGGAGTATATCATCTCTTTTTAGTTTTTTAAATGTCTCTAATTACCTTGTTTTCTAGGTTAAAGGCTATTGCATATTTAGGATCTTTGAATTTACTAGGAGGTGATAAATGGTTTAAAATTGCATTAAATATTACAAGTGTGCAAGCGTTTGGTTCGACAGCAATATTGAGTTCTGGAAAAATTAATTCTGGAGAATTATCATTTAAATATAAAACACCTGATACATGAGCTGTTTGATGATCGTGTTCTATAGTGCTATCAGAAAATTTTTTTCTTATTCCCCAACTGTCCTTTACACACATATGTTCGAACTGGCGATGTTTGGATAATATTACAAGACTATCTTGTAGAACTGTATGAAGTTTTTTATCATCATTAAAAGCTTTCCAGTCTGTCATATCGCCTTTTACATTAGTTAGATGGGCTAAATTCTTTTCTTTAATTTTTTCATCAATTAAATTTATAAAATAATTAACATCAGTTTCTACTTTAATTTCAAATAAAAATATGTCTTTTTTTACTTGTTTTTCTATATGTTTTAAAATCATTTAGTAGTTCCCCACAGGTGTCTTCCGTCCATAAAAAGATTTTTGTTGGGACCATCTGCGTTAACATAATGTAAAAAAGCTTGTGCATACCAATCTCCTTTATAATTATCTCTTCTATGTTCTATGTCACATCCTTTGTAAACAACTGCATCTCCTGGTTTTAAATCTAAAGCTTTATCTCCCATATATATAGGCCATTCATGAGTATTGTCTGAACCAAAATGTACAGTCAAAGATATCTCACAACTTGGTCTATCTTGATGAACTTTTAAATCATTATCCCACATATACATTCTCCAGTACGCATAGGTAGGTAACAGTTTCAAATTAACAATATTTTGTAATTTTACTTTTTTATTTAACATTAAAGCTTCCATCGCAGGATCTCCATAAGTAGAAGTTGCAAAAGGAACTTGCGAATCATTGGGTCTAGGTGTTCCAATACGATGTTGGATTATGCAATATCTTTTATAAATATCTGTTTCGTCTTTTGTTAAAAAGTCTTTTAATAGTTTATATTTTTCTACCATAACCATCCTACTATCGAATATCTTTTTCCTTTAGTTATAGGTTCCACTTGATGTGGGTACATAAAATTACTTGGCCATATAATCATTTTACCTACTCCTGGTTTTATAGTTATTTGATCTTCTTTTTCTTGCGTTGGAGAGAAAAGCAAATTTCCGCCTTCATAATCGTTATTAAGAGTGATAATTACACTTAAAGATCTATTTAATGTAGTTCCTGCATCAACATGCCATTTGTAATGACCGCCTACACCATATTTTAAAACACTTAAATCTAAATTTGCAACTTGAACAAAAGGATGTTTTCCTGAATATTGCCTTATACCAGCAAGGACTGTATCTGTTACTATATTATTAATGTAAACACTTGTTAATTCTGATCTGTTTTTACTTAAAGGATAGTCTTTAACATCTCTTATTTTTTTATCAACTTCATTACCTTTATTTGAAACAATGCTTGCGTCACGGAAATTTTCTTGTGTGTTAAAATACCTTACCATGTAAGATATAAATGTTGGATCAAAAACATGATCAGAAATTTGGATAAAGTCTTTTACATTAGACATGAAAATTTTATAAATGTTTTTTGTAAAAATGTAAAGATCTTAGAAGCTCTGATAAGTAAGATTTAAAAAATCTTTACCTTGATCATGTAATAACTCGTACAAACCTTTTGGACTTGGATAACTAAAAGTTGATGCATCTAAACCTTCTAAAGTTGTTATGTAGGCTTGGTGTCTTGGAATCCAGTGTTCTCTGTGTGATTTTCCTGAGGCTTGTTCAATAAATTCTTTACAAATTTGAAGATCATCATTTATCCAGTTTTGAATATTAGTTTGTGACCAAAATTCATCTACTCTTGCACCATCGTCTCCGCCAATTTTTTTATGGTCTTGGTCCATAAAAGTTACTGAGTCTGCTGTATTTGACGCAACTAATCTCGTATTGTTCATTAAACCAGTAAAATCTTCATCTGAGATTGTTACCTTGTTAAAAACGGATGGGTCTAAACCAAATGTATCATAATCAGCTTGGTTTAATGCTGCCTTATCTATATTATTACTACGAGTATCAATTGAAATAAATGCCATAATATATCCTAAGTTAAATCAATGTTCTCCCAAACACAAATTGCTCCTCCAGCCCCGTCTCTATTTTCTCCACCTCCGTTACCATCTTTTCCACCCTGAGTTGATGGAGAAGGTCCACCGCTAATTCTTGCACCGAATTCTCCCATTCCAGCGCTAGCACGATTTTGTCCTCTGTACTCTGCTGGTTGTGCTTGTCTTATTGCTGAAGGTGTTGATAAATCTGTTTTTGTTGGATGCGCTACTGGTAATGCTCCTGCTGTTCCTGTTGGATCTGGAGATGTAGTATAAGAAGCTCCTGCTGATCCGCCCGTTGCAATAAAAGTATAAGATGGACTTGCAACAAATGAAGTTGCGCCTCCTGCTGTAGACGCTTGTGGGCCTGTGTATCTTCCCGCGCCACCATAACCAACTGTGTAAGCTGCTGTATAAGGCGGAGTTATAGGCACTGAATATAATCCATAACCTCCTGGTCCCCCTGGTCCCCCAGATTGACCCATAGGTGCTCCTGCTCCTCCACCACCTCCAGCGCCCATAAGGGCAATTTTAATTTTTGTTGAACCTGGTTGAGCAGTAAATGTACCAGTGTTACTTGGTTTTCCTCTCATAGCAGTTCCAGTAATACAATTACCGTAATACCATGTTGCTAACCAATTTGTAGCTCCAGCTGAACCTGCTGCTGCTGAGTTTAATCTTCCATCTTCATCAACAGTTATTGTTGCTGAAGCATATGATCCTGCTGTAACAGAAGTAGATGTAAGTTGAGATGGTCCAACAGAATTTGCTGCCATTTTAGTCATCGTTACATTTGATTGTTTTAGTTGTACTGTTCCAACAGAGTTGGTTGCCATTTTAGTTTGAGTCACATTTGATTGTGCGATTCCAGCAGTAACAATTGCGTTGTCATCAATTTTAGCAGATGTAATTGCATCGTCTGCAATTTGTGCTGTCCCAATAGTTCCTCCAAGAGTATCTAAAGATACTTCTTTTAAATTTGTTCCATCAGAATATGCTGCGTAAATTTTTGCAGCATCAGGAGTAAAACCAGTTCCTGAAGCTGTTTTAATAGTTAAGTTAGATGGATTAGTTAATCCTGTGCAATCAAAGATATAAAATTTTTCTATGCTATCAGGTATTGTACAAATTGTGCTAGATGCAATCGATGCAGTAGCAAATTTTATAATCATGTTTCTTGCATTTGATAAAGTTGCGTTTGTCATCGCAAGAGCTAAAGTACCACCACTTGATAGTGTAACTTGTTCAAAACCTGCAATTGCTTGTTGTATTAGGTTTAAGTTTGTATTAGTTTTATCACCCCAGGTACCAGCGTTTTGGCCAGTTACCATTAATTCGAGTTTTAGATCTGTAGAATAACTTGACATAATTTCCTTATTTTAACAAAATTAGGCAGCAAGATCAACCTCGGTCCAAGTATTAGTTACACCAGGATCTACCTCTTGCCATGCCGTAATTATAGGTGTGCCTATATTTGCTGTCAACCCTATACCAGTTACATCAACGGTTGCAGTACCTGTTACTGAGGTTATTGCACCAACACTTGTTGTTAATGTAAAACCTGACACTCCTACCATTTGTGTTGGTATGGATGCAATTGTCCCTAAAGCCGATGCTAAAGCTTGACCTGTAGCTGGTTCATTTGTGCTTTGTTGTAAACTTATTGAACCTAAACTTAAAGAGGCAGCTATACCTGTTACATCTACACCTATTTTTAATCCTGCTACTGTGTTACCAACAGAGCCTGTTAGTAATCCAGCAGTGCTTGGCGATTCAACAGTTGATTGCACTAAACTTTGACTACCTTGAGAAAGGGTCATTGCAGGTTCACCAACAAAAACAAAGATGCTTGAATCTATTTTTATAGCATTTAAACCTTGTGTAATAGTTAAAAGGTCTAGACCAGATACTGAAACACTTACGTCTACTTTTTGAGTAGCAGTTCCTATTGCTGATGTTAATGTCTGGCCTGAAGCTTGTGCAGAATAAGTATCGCCCCAAGCTCGGTTACCCCAACCTCCACGGCCCCAACCAATTTCTACTAATCCTTCAGCGGTTACTGCTCCAATACTTGAAGTTAACGCTTGACCTTGTCCAATAACATCACCTGTAATACCCCAAGATCCAGTTCCCCAAGAAGGTCTTCCCCAACCTTCACCTGCTCCTGAAAAGGCTAAATCTTGAACTGATGTTGTAGCTGAAACACCTGTGACAGCAACTGTTACACTTGATGCATCTCCCCAGTTACCCTGTCCCCAAGTTAATGCTCCCCATGTATTAGCCATGAAGAGCTCCTATCGGAGAACCCGCTATGTAAAATAAATTAATCATATTTGCCATAGCAGGCCCCTCCTTTTAAATTATGCGATTCTTAATATAGCTGCCGCTGTTGTAAATGCTGGAAACTGAATTGTAAAAGTTCCTGCAGTTGCAGTTTTATCTCCGCCAAAATCTAATACAGCTACTGCTTTATCACCATTAGTGTCATTGTAAATTAATGCACCTCTTGCAGTTAATGTTACACCAACAAATGACAAATCAGCAAAATCTGTTATTGCTGTATTTGTTGCTATTGATGTTCCTACATTTACTAATGCTTTACCACCTGAAGAATATCCACCTGAAGGTGAAGATACTTGGTTTCCAGTTGTAAAAGATGTTGTCGATTTTCCTAATGCAGCCGAGTTGGTATACATTGATAACTTGAATGAATTACCACCTGGGTTACTAAAGTTGTGTGTTGCTTCTAATAATTCTTTTTTAAAAGAATTACAGATTGCGTTTGTTGTTATTGCCATTTTTTTCTCCTATTTAAATTTATGGTGACGGTGAAGGTATTTTAATTCGAGGAACTCCACTGTCGTATTCTCCTCTTCTTCGTCTACCCATTTGTTGTAGACCAAAAGCTTGTATGCTTTGATTATACCTATCAGAATACAGTTTGTATAGGTCGTCAGGGCCTTTTAAAAAAGCAAAAGCTTCTTTAAGCACTCCGTATAATAAAAGCTGTTCATGTTGTTTTGAAAGTGTGGTGCTAGTCGAACTATCAAAATGAGGTGGATCTTTAATAAAATTAACCTGAACCGTATCAGCTGCAGATGGTGTAGGAGCAACTAATATAACAGGGCCTTGTTGAACATTGTCTTCCCAATTAGCCCAGTATTTAGGTGTGCCTGTCGCATTTGTTGGATTAAATTCAGATATAAAACTTGTGTCTCTTCGTTCTAAAAAAGTCCTATTTCCATTAGATGCAATGTGTTGTACAGATCTAATCAAAATGCAGTCAGCTGGTAAAATAACATATCTGTTATTAATAGTGAAATTTGATGTTACGTATTTTCTTAGATCATCATAATCAACTTGTCCTGCTATTTCTAATTCTACGTTTCTTATAAATTGATCTAGAATAGTATCAGATAAAACATTACTATCTACTTCTGTAAAGTTTCGTACTTGTGTTAAAAAATCTGAGTGTGTAATAGCCATTATGTAATACTCACCCCTACTATTCCTATCAATGATGATAATTCTCTTCTTCTGTTTTGTAATGCAGGATCTTCTGGAATCATACTTTGTAATATAGATGTAACTCCATCTCTTGTAATTTTAAAATCTTGTGTTTTAAATGCAAAAGAACCTGGTAATGTTAAATTTGCTACACCCACTGAAGTTCCACCAGAATCAGCTAATGTTACATCATTACTTGCAACTGTTTGAGGTTGTTGAAATCTTTGAGGTCTTACTTTTCTGAGAGCTATAGCATCAGCTACATTTCTTTTTCTTCTAATTTGTGGTTGTTTAGGATCATATTCAGATATATGCACAAACGAACCATTCCATTCTGTAACCATTTCTTGATATGGGAAAGCTAATCCACTTCTATCAGATATTGCTAATGATCTATTTCCATTTGCGTATTTAGCCATTATGATACATTTGGAAAGTACGACTGAGGTGAGATATATAATGATGTTCTCTGCCCGTCTTCTTCCAAAGCTCTTTTCATTTCATCTTCGTAAATTAACTTCATTGCTTCAAGTCTTTCAGGTGCTTTTTTCATAGCTAAATAATAAGCTAGACCTGCACACATACATGGTAAAAACCTATAAACTACATCAGCTTGTTGATCGTTATAAGCTGTTGCGTCTTCAATTCTATTAATCGTGTAAAACTTCAAAGTTGTATAAGTGGATGCATCAGGTGCAACATATAAACTTATTTTTGGAGTTACTTGTCTATCAACATAATATTGTGATGGTTGACCTCTGGCTAGTTTATTAGGTAAGGCTGAATAAGCAGATCTATCTATTTTTGTAAGCGCTACATCTTGTGTGTTAGCATTATCACCCGCAGCAGCTGTAGTTGATATGTAAGCTTCTAAAACATCACTTACACTGGCAGCGACACTATAAGTAGCTGTGCCTGCTGTTAATGCTTGTTCGTTCAATTCAACTTTCCAAAGATGTATCCCTCTATTTCCCCAATCAGAAAATAATAAGTTTAATGATCTTCTTGCTGTTTTTAAATCATAACCTGTGCTTGGTCTTATCCCACCACATCTTTCGAAGCCTTCATCTATAACCTCGTCAATATTTAAATTAAATGATGTTGATCCTGATGTTGCCATAATTAAAACCTCTTTTTAAATCCTACTCTTATTCTATCTTGGTTAATACTTACATTCAACTCGCCCTTTTTGTAAAGGGTGCTATAGTTTAATTCAGGGTTTATTTTTGCTTTAGACATCCTAATATTTTTTTCTAAATTTGCTAAATTAGGGTCTGGGGGTGGACCTGAGACTTGAAATAAATTAAATCCTAATTTCCCTTTAGCTCTTGGTATTTTTACATTTCCACCTTGATCTCTTTTCAAAACAGTTTTTACGTTTGTAGGTTTACCACCTACCCCTTGTGCTCTACTTCTTTTCCTTGCAACGGCACTCCGCCTTTGAGAGTCTGTCATACTTGCTGCTTTTGCAGCAGGCACGCACTTTGGATACTTTCGTTTTGAACCACTTGCAGATTTTCTTCCACATTCTTTATAACCTCCACCTTTCTTTTTAGAACCTATGTCTACCCATTTTTCTTGAAACCATTTTTTTAAACCACCTGTTTTCATTCCAGCAGGACCCCAATCTTTTTTTCTTTTTCCAGAAGGATCCTTAATTTTACCTGCACAAATTTTACTAGCGTAAGCATTTGCATATGCGCTCGGATACACCGAAAATTTTCTTTTCGCTGCTGCTTTTCCTCTAGGACATAGTTTTGTCATATGACTTCTCCAATTTTACTTGTGCGGCCGCATTAAGAGTGTCGATTCTCTTCTTTTTACGGTTGTACAACTTCTTGGATTGTATCACTTTAGGCTTGAATGTTCTAGACCTTAGACTTTTTGCGACTGGATTTATATATTTTACCATGTGTTTTTTCCAACACTTTTCTAAATTTGCTTTTTTCTGCTCTGCCCCAACCCCTTCCAAGACCAGGTTCTAATTGCTTTTTAATTTGACTTCTAGTTATTGCCATTTAATTTTCTAGTTTTAAAAGCTAAAGTTATTCTTGGTTTTTCTTCTCTTGTAGAAGCTAAACCCATATGATCTTCTTTAGCATTAAATATTATACATCGGTTTTTGACAAAGTCTACACTTCTATCTCTCATTACAAAACAGCCATCTTCTTTACTTAAAGTATCGGATAACATAATAAGCACCGTATGGTCACCATCATCAGAATGAAAACTTCCGTGCATGTTCCTAAATTGTATGTTTGCATATACCCTCAAAAACTCAACTTGTCCTCCTAAAGTTTCTGCTACTTTCATACATAGATATTTTGTTAAATTGTCTTTAAAGTTAAAATTTAAACTAAAGAATTTTGTTTCATCTCCTTTATTAGAGACTTCTCCATAGCTTAGAGGCTCACTTAATATATGTTCGTGTAATAATTTTAGTAAAATAGGATCGAAATAATTCTCAATAATTCTAACTACGCAAGCCATGGTGTGTAGGACACCTTACCATCAACTCTTTGGGCACGCAATGATTGATTTCTATTTGAGTTAACTGAATAACTACAATGTATCCAACCAGATGTTGGTTCGTTGTCTCTGTAAAATTCTAAAATTAATTGATCAAATTCTAGCTCTGATCTGATCCAGAGAGCTAGCTCTCTATTATCTACACCAGGAATTTCAAAGTCTGCTGCGGCTGCACTATCGTCTGCCACATGTTGAGAATTTACTGAACTTCCAATTTCAACACAGAGTTGAGCACAACGAAATCCGCTGGATATAATTAAAGGCTTATCAAAATGAGAACGTACTGGTTGCAGTATATTTGTAGCTAGTGCTTTTAGATTCTCAATTTGCTGTGGGTTAGGATTATTATTAATTCCCTTCCTCTCAGCTATTTGGCTTTTGGTAAGCTCGTCTAAAGTTATGTTAGCCGTTAATTTCATATTTTTTCAAATCTTGAGTAATTGTATCTTTATTGTAAGGAGTGTTCAAGTATATGTGCTTTTCTTTTAATACTTTAAAATCCTTAATATTTTCATTATACCACATTTTTGCACACCCAATAGACTGCCCTGCGTCACTTGCAATAGGATCTACAAAAATATTATAGTCAGGAAATTGTTTTTTTATTTCACTATTTGCACAAACATTTAAAGCACAACCCCCCGATAAAATAATATTTTTTATATTTGATTTACTTTTAATGTATTTTACACATTCTATAAAATAATTTTCAGTATTTTTTTGAATTGAAAACGCTAAGTTTTGTCGTTGTTTTAAATTTAAGTTTTTTAAAAATGGGTATAAATCTGTATCTAGTTGTCTATCGTTTTTAAACAAATTCATATTACAATATTTATTTTGTATTAACATATTAGGTATTTTATTATCGTAATTCCCATAAGCAGAAAGACCCATGGTTTTTCCTGCATCCAACACATTAAAACCTAGATGCCTACTTATAGTTCCATACATAACCCCTATATCTAGTCGCTGTGTTATATCAATGTCATAATCTACCTTTGACTTAATAAAATCTTTATTTACTATTTCAAATCTTTGAGGGTCATAATTTAATCTTTTGTAAAGTGTTTTTATTTGATTTTGTTTTGATATCTCATAAATAGACGTAGTCTCGTAACCGCTAAAAGTATCTATTTTTATCCTTGAACCCCAACCATCTATTACTAAACAAACCGCTTCGTCAAAATTAGAAAAACTGTGCCCACACCAAGCATGGAATTTATGATGTAATGTATTTTCCAGTTTACCTTGTTGCACTTCAGCTTTAAGTCTTTTAACTAAATTTGTTAAACCTAATTTATCTCTTACTGAACGAAAACAATTAGAAAGTAAAAGTACATTTATTGTTTGAATATTGAAATACTCTAATTTATCATTTACATGATCTATAAAACTATCATCATATATGGATGAGTGTTTTTTTCTAGAAAATCTTTCTTCTTGTGTGTAATAAATAACTTTACCATCATAGTCTAAAATACAATAAGACGCGTCATGATTATTTTTAGAAATAGATAATATCATACAGAAACAAGAATTTTAGCTTGTGGAAAGTAGAGATAGTTTACTTTAATTTTTTTGCAGCAATCTATGGCATCATCAATTGTTTCTACAATTGGTTCATTCCTCGCATTAAACGATGTATTCATTAACATAGGTATATTGGTTTTTTTATAATATAAATTAATTAGATCATACAGGTTTTGATTTTGTTCCTTAGTAACTGTTTGTACTCTACAAGTGTCATCTACGTGCACCACAGCTGGCACTAATTCTTTTTTGTTCTTTTTAATTTTAAAAGAAAAACTCATGTATGGGGATTCTTCTATACCTATCATTTCAAACCATTCTTTAGATTTTTCATTTAAAACGGATGCAGCTAACGGTCTAAATAATTCTCTACCTTTGAGTATGTTCATAGTATCTTTATTCTTTGGATTAATAGGACTCATCAACAAAGATCTATTACCCAATGCCCTAGGACCTGCTTCTGAGGCACCTTGAAAGAAAGCTATAATATTATCTTTAAATAGAAGATCTGTAATATGTTCAAAATTTATATTTTTATCGATTTGCATATAGGCAGAATGAATATACCCAAATTAATCTATTGTCACTTGTTAATAAATTAGTCCCATGATTTATTTCAGATACAGGATACATCCATAAATCACCTTTTTCTACAGAATAAGTTTTATCCTCAACTAAAACATCACCTCCCTCTGTATTATTCAATTTAAGATTACAATGGATTGTATGATGATTATCAAAATGTCTAGCATCTTTATGTAAATAACAAGTATCTCCTTTTGAGGCAACACTTGCGTACATACCATAAGTAAAAGGGGCATATTTAAAATATTTTAAGTCTAGATGATTAATTATTTTATTTCTTATTTCAAAAGCTTCTTGAGGGTAAACAACATCTTTTTTAGTGTATCTTGTAGTTAATCTATTGCCTTTCATATTAGCATCTTGAAAAAGATCTGTATCTTTTTTATTAAGAATCCAATTACTTAATATATTGCAGTAATTATTATCTATGAAACTTTTCAAAATTTTCATTTTTTATCTTTGTCGTAGTTATTTCTTCATCGTAATGTTTATATTTTTGTATAACACTTTTTGGTAAAAAATCCTCTATATTATGTGGCTCTGGATCAGCTGCTAATTTGTGTAGAGGTCCGAACAACACATCATCATTATACTCAACTCCATCAAAGTTAAACTTATCTACTTCTTTTGATAAATTTTCAGGTTCTAAATTTAGATATTCAAATATTTTATTTATGACGTTTTGTGTGTCATTTATTACTTCATCAAATTGAAATTCAATATAATTTTCTGTTTTTTTAAGGTGGTGAATTGCCCAAGCACTTTTATGAACTCTCCCATTTTGTTCCATCAGCTGATCACATCTTGCTTGAATATTATCTGGTTTTTCTATTTTTATAAACGAGGCTAAACACTCTAAAACAGGTCTATTGTATATAATAAATTTTCTTTCTTTGAAGAATTTTTGTAGAATCTTTAAGTTGTCGGGTGTTCCCCATGGCGCATTATCAATAATATGTTTTTGCGGAACTGAAGCATAATAACTCTCTAAAATATTTTTATAAATATTGTCAAATCCTTTTTCATACGGGAAATTTTGATAAATACTAGTATTCTTTTGCGTTTCTATGCCGTAAAAAATATTTGGTAATATACTATTGGCAGAAACTCTTAACTGGTTACTTTTGTTTAAAATTGTATTTATGTATGTTTGGCCAGATCTTGGCATAGGACATAAAAAATAGAATTTTTTATTCATTATTTCTTTTCTTCTATTTCGTAAAAAAATTTATCAGTGTCCTCGGTTTTCCATTTTCTTGAATCCTCTACATTCCATTCTGATGTTTGAACTTTCCAATCAGGAACTTCGTCTTTAACTGTGAACGAAGGTATATCCCAAATTAATCTATTGTTTGGCTGAGCTGCATAATTACCATCATCTAAAGCTAAAACGTGGGCACATTTATGTTCATGTGGAATTTCAGAATGATCTGTATCGATTATATTACTTTCAGGATGTGCAAAATCTACAGTAAAAAGGTATGCCCCTGAATGCCACTTTTTATCTTTACCGATGTATTTGCCTGCTTGACCGTCTAAAATATCCCAAGAAGTAACAGCAGGATAGTAACTAAAACAGTTCCATAAAACCAACTCATCAAGCCTACGTTTAGGAACATCACTCGGTTTAAGGCCTCTTTGAATGAATGCAGATATCGGTAGACGATAGTAGACAGCTCCATTTTCCATAATACAATGAAAAAGTAAGGAACGTCCCGTAATAGACGTAATACCAAAAATAATACAGTCTTCAACTTCTCCATGATGTTTTTTAAGGTCATATAAATATTCTCTCCTAATTTGTGCATATGTTACTGGTATGTTTGCGTTTAAATAGCTCATGTTTAAAATATATATTATTCTTGATCATCATGCCAGCGTTCATTAATTTTACGAGCCATCCAATATGCCACAGGAATACATAATATAAAAGTTATTTCTGCAGCTCTTAATACACTTACATCCCATAATTTATAAACAATATGATGAATCATAATAGGAACAAAAGCACCTACACAGAATAAAATTAACATTCTAAATTCATAGGGAAATTTCATTATTCTAATATTAACGATTTTATAGACGTAGATCCATCTATATTTTTTTCTAATTGTGCCTTAGATCTAATACATTTGTATTGTATATTTGGTTTATATTCACGCATGGCTATACGTTTACCACGTAGGCATGCAGCCATATTTTCTTGTATTCTGTGCTCCTTGATATCAGGGCCTATAAATAATAAAAGGGCTACAACTTCTGCAATCATTTTCCATTCCCGTTTTTGTAATGCATTTCTCTGTTCTTATCTTTTAGTTCTTCGATATCTTCTAGAACTTTCTCCATTTGTTTCTGTAGAAATTCAATGTTTATTTTATTATTCATCATGTTATCAAGTTGTTTGTTAATCTTGTCGGTGGTCTTGTACAAGTCCTCCAACATCATGAATTGCTCGCTATCCGCGGGCAAACTAC